TAATTAATCCGTCTTCACTATAACCTAATGAATCAAAATCAACGTTAGTTAAAAAACATCCTTGTAGAATCCATTTTTCAACAGCAACTCCTGTTGGGTCTAACATTTCTAAATCAACGTCTTTTTTATAACCAGCAGCATAACCCATACGTCCTGTAACTGATTCTGCATGTAGACGAACCCACTCCATTAATGCTTGTGATGCTGACGGTCCAATTGGATCTCTAAATGTCACATCAATTGAACCCCACTTAAATCTACCGGCAACATATGTTTCAGTATTTAAGAAAGGAATTGGTGTTGAACCTATCTCAACTTTAGGTCTTGTAGTACTTTCAACATACCAAGAGTTAATACCCAAAGACGAAGGGAAAGTTATGATAAACCTATTTTTTCTTTTAGGTTCATATTGAAAGGGCATTTTCATTAATAAATCAGCCATGTTTTCTAGTTTTTAATTGTTTTATTTTTTATATAAATATTGTCTTATTTATTTTTTTGTATTTACTTTTTTTTAATTTCTAATATTTCTTATCTAGAAAGTTAATCAAATCTAGTTTTTTTACCTCCTTTAGTTAAATATAAATTAACTGGACTTTTTTCATATTCTTTCTTTAAAAATTCAGATGAGGCTTCAATATTTCTTGGGTCGTCATCAGAAAACCCTAAAGAAGTGTATTCCCCAACAAATTCCTCCACATCTTCCACCGGCTCAGACATCGCAACATCGTTTTTAAATTTTGGTGTCAAGTCTGATAATTTTATATTAGGGTTATTATCTAAAATAAACTGAACAAGATTTTTTGCCTGTTCTCTACAATAAGATATAAATTGTTTTAATGCCTTATTTTTACCTTCTTCAGGAGATGTTGCACTACCACTACCATAAGAAACAGGATGAAACTTACACATGTTTAAATATTGTTCTATAGTAGTACTCATTCTTGGTCTCATATCTTCGGTTAAACTTTCGTTTGCCAATAAATCATATTTTCTAAGACTTTCTTCTAATTTTTTTCTATTCAAACCATTCTTATCTGACATAATAAGATTATAAACAGCCTCTTTTAATGTCTTTGGGTTATGTCCCCTTGCCGTAATAATCGCAAAAATAGAACCACCATTTATACACTCCACAAAATCATTCCATGCTGGACCAACAGGGGCCATCATACAATCCATTAAAAATCTTTTGTCCCCTTCTTCTCTAAAAAACCTAAAAGGATTTTCTGCGAAATTTATAATAGTTGCACTCTTATATTTAAATGGTTCTTGACCTATTTGTAATCTGTGTTCGGCAAAGTCTTCTGTAGACATCCCTATCTCATCATCGTTTTCAGATAATACCATAATTTTTGTTGGCATAAACATGATATTATCATCCCAATCAAAAGCATAATATTTTAAATCAGGTCTAAGTGTGTTGTTATCTTCATCACCAATTAACCCTTCATTAAGTCTTTTCTTAATAACTTGATTATATATATGTTTTCTTACATTCATATTTTTTTAAGTTTTGTCAAAATGTAGTCAAGTTGTTTTTCTGTAATTATTATGTTTTGTTTTTTGTGTGAAAACGTTTTTTTTGAATCGCTTTCTAAATTCAAACTTTCTTTGATGTATTTTTTTTCTATTTTCATAATTTTTTATTTATAAATATATAATGGGGAATATTTCTACTCCCCATTAATTTTATTTTTTTATTAAACGTCATCAAAAGATGCACCTGTTGGTGTTATAACAAACTCGATATCAATATATTCTAACGCTCTTGTTGGTTTCAAATAAATTTTACCTGTTAAAGTGTTTGAATCTAAATCTTCAGGAGTGTTTGAAACTGTAACTCTAAAGTCAATTAAACCTCTATCTCTTCTAATTGAATCCAAAATTGGGTTCACTGAATCTAAGAAGTCTTGTCTAACTTTATCGTCGTTTTGTTCAAATAGTAATCTTACTGCAACTGCTGAAATTAATTTTCTTGCTTGTAATAATAATCTTCTTACATTGATTCTGTCAAGTGCAGACTCTCTAACTTGTAATGTTTTATTACCCCAAATTACAGTTCCAACATCAGAGAAAGTGGCGATTGGGTTCAATCTTCCTTTATATAAAGTATCTCTATCATCTTGGGTCAGTTTTCTTCTTGCTTTAATCGCGTTTACAATACCACGAGTGTAACCTGCCGAAGCAAACCAAGGAAATGCAATATTGTCAGTTAATGCCAAGTTTTTAGTTACCTCTGCAGTTGGTGGTAAATAAAGTTGTGTATTATTAACTGAGTCTCTTGTTAATACCCACGGGTAATAAGTTGCGGTATAATTAGAATCAATTCCAGTATCTTCTAAGTTATCCACTGCCTGTTGTGGGTATATTAAACCTTCTTCTAAATCATTGTATGTTGGTAAGAATAAATCAAAATCAGGAGTTGTACAAATATAAACTGAATCCGCTCTGTCTGTTTCAACCATATCTATCGCCAACTCAACAAGATTTGAATTATTAACATAATCAATACCAGGTGTTGTAAATACGTTAATGTTAACCGCTTCAGGGTTTGCGAAAGTTTGTTGACCCCATAAATAAGCGTAGTAGTCAGTATTTGCCCAAGTCTCTTGGTTAGGTCCTGAAATTTGTTTGAAAGCTCCCCATCCTGTAGCAGTTGGGTATGTTATTGATGCTTCCGCACCTGCTTTGTAACCTGCTTGACCTAATGCGAAAGTATCCTCATTTGTTCTATATTCTCTATATATGTCCCATCCATCAAAACCACCATAAGCAAAAACAGTAAATTTACGTGTATTCAAACGGAAGTATGGGTTATTACTATCATTTGGTTCACTATTAAATGACCCAACACCAACTTCAAATGCTGCTGTTTGACCTGAAGTTAAAGTGTTATATTGTGTAATAACTGTTGCTCCACTATCCATGTGAAAACCTTTAGTGGTATAACCCCAATCAATACCTTCAGTATCGGTACCTAAATTTATAGGAACTCGTTTTCCTTTATATTCAAAGAAATCATAATCAATTCCTGTAATATTAGAAATTCCTAAGTATGCTCTTCTTGGGTTTTCACCGTTTGAAATAACTGGGTTATCTCCACCGTTAGATGATCCAAAAGGAGGGTTATAAATCAATTCACCTGGTTGTAAATATTTAGTTTTATAAACCATAAATGGTGGTGTTGCGTTTGAGTATTCTCTCATGTTGTAACCCTCAAAACCACAAGGAAGCGCATCTACAGGAGCCTCATCGCTCATGTCTAACATGATATATTTTGATTTAACTTGATACTCGCCGTTAGATGTACCAATTTTATTTGCCACATAATTATTCTGATTTGGATCTAACGAACAATTAGTGAAACTTTCTATAACTCTAACATTTTGATCAGTATCAAAGAAATCTCTAACAAATAAATCAAATGTTGAGTTATTGAATGACATGTTTGCTACCGATATTTTAACTAACCTGTTTGCCGCATTACCATCAGAAATTAATTTAGCCTTAAATAATTTATAAACTTTATTACCTCTTAGTTCAGAAACAAAATACGGAGTTTCTGGTGTTTGGAATTGCTCAAGATAAAATGCGATTGATCCTGTATCATTTTGTCTTACACCACCTAAATCAATCCAATCACTATAAAGTCCTCTAATTTTACCTTGTCTATAACCTGTTGTTAAAAGTGCAGGGTAAGCCTCCTCAACAAATAAAGGAACTTCCGTTCTATCTTTTCCAAAATTACTTCTACCAAATACCTTAGAAATATATTTTGAATCTGTTGTTAACATAGATGTTTCAAAACTAAAGTTATCTCCGTCTTGAGTCACACCAGAAACTAAGAACGTATCAAAAGGATCTCTGGTTACTCCAACATAATCTCCTGAAGTAATTAATATTGTATCTGTTTTAGCTGATACTTCATATCTAGGTCCGTCCTGTGTTGATGAGTAAGTTGAAATACCTCTTGATCTTAATGTTGCAACAACTAAATCATCAAATTCTAAATAAGGCGTTCCTGAATATTGTGTAAACATAATATTACAAGAACCAGAATAAGAACCTGCGGTTGCTCCCGTACTTATAGCATCTAAACTAATACCAAAACCAAATCCAAAATATGATGATGCATCTGTTGATGGGTTTTGTGAATATGCGAATTGAGAATAAAACCAAGGATCGTTAGTTGATGATGATAATGTGTTATTTGCAACATCTATACTACTAACCCCATAAGTCTCAGTTACTGAAGTAATGGTATTAACAGGTGTTGACGTTCCCGTAATGTAAGTAATAACTCCACCACTTACACTACCCCAAAATTGAGCTGATGTGCCTGATGATGGATTTGCAGTTGAAAACAAAGTTATTTCGTTTGATAAATACGCTTGAATATCACTATTAATTGTTGATGTTGAGTTATCATAGTTAGTGTATGTTGCATTTATAACTGTTGATAAAATAGCTGGAATATTAATTAATGATATTGATGACGGATTACCAGTTAACCCTGTAAATTGAAAGGTTGATGTAGTATTACCCGTAGCACCAATTGTTGACGGATCAACATTACCCATCGTTGTAATTGACCAAGAAGGTCCTGCGTCGTAACCTGACAAACCAAGTACTCTTGTTACGAACAATTGATTTGATTGTTGTAAATACGCCTTAGCAATATAAGATGTTTCGTATTTTGGTATTTGGGTGTTTACATATTTTTCAGGACTAGTTGAACCAAAATATACTTGGTACTCATCAAAATTTGTGATGAATATTGGTTCAAATGCCGGACCCTGTAAAGTCTCCCCAACAATACCTAAAGTTGTAACGCCGACACTTTGTGCGACGAATGTTAAATCTCTTTCTGAAGTATAAACCCCCGGAGATACAAATACTTTGTTAGATGAAGCCATTTTTAAATCTTTTGTTTTTTATAATTTATTTTTCTATATAAATACCGCACTCAATAGCAAAAAGCTTTGATTTTTTTTATAAAAAAATATATGGTATGAAAAATTTCTGCCTTTTTTCATACTAATAAACTATTTATTCCGGTATGAAGAAAATCAAAAACATTAAAATTTCTGAAGAAGTTCACGACGTTTTAAAAAAATATTGTGAAGAAAAAGGATATAAAATTCACAAGTTTTTAGAAAAGTTGATTTTAAAAACATGCCAAAAAGAAAAAGATATTTACGGAGAATAACTATATTATATATGTAACCGTCTTTAGTGTCGAAGATTCAGATACGTTATTTTTAGTTACAATTATTTTTAAAGTATCACCATTAGTTATTTGAATAGTTCCTATATTATCCCCAACATAATTGTTATTTATATAGACAGAATATGCGTCTACATTGATTGTATTTTCTACCACAATGTCT